GGTAATTCGAACCACGAAATATTTCTAGCGATAGGACGTTTATAAGGGGGTTGTAGTAATAATATGTCGTCAATGGCCGAAGTTGCGCAACATTTGAACACAAGTCAGCAAGCACTGTCGAAGCTGATTGAAGATGGCGTAATAGATAAACAACCGCGTGGACAATATGACATTGATGAAGTCCGTGCGCAGTACATCAAACATTTTCGCGCGATTGCTTCAGGTCGCGCTGCATCTGGTGACTTAGACTTGGGGGCTGAACGTGCGCGATTGGCGAAAGAACAAGCTGATGCCAAAGAAATGGAAAACGCGATTGAACGTGGCGACTTGGTATATATCGAAAAAGTGGCGAAAGAGTTCGAAACGCAATTACTCAAAGCTAAAACTAAGTTACTGGCGATGCCGTCCAAAATAGCGGCTGAAGTTCACGCAAGCGCAAACGTGAAGGAAGCTAAGGAATTAATCGAACTAAACATGCAGGATGCATTAAGTGAACTGGTCGGATACGGTAGACAAACAACAGACTGAAAAGCTGCGCAGACGGCTTCAGGAAGTTATGGCAACGGCATTAGCACCGCCGCCCAAACTTACTGTGTCTGAATGGGCCGACACATACCGGCAACTATCATCAGAAAGTTCGGCTGAAGCTGGCCGTTGGTCTACCAGCCGTGCGGAATATCAGCGTGGCATGATGGATGCGGTCAGTGACCCAGACATTGAAACCGTTGTGTTGATGACGGCAGCGCAGATTGGAAAAACTGAACTGATCAACAATGTTGTTGGGTTTCACATCCATCAAGACCCTGCCCCAATGCTTGTTGTACAACCTACGTTGGAAATGGCGCAAACTTGGTCAAAAGACAGGCTTGCACCGGCCATACGCGACACCCCAGCATTGACCGAAAAGATAAAAGACCCAAGGTCACGCGATAGCGGGAATACAACATTGCACAAAGTATTCGCTGGCGGTCACGTTACAGCTTGTGGTGCAAATTCGCCTTCATCATTGGCATCCCGCCCATGTCGCATCATTTTGTGTGACGAAGTTGACCGCTACCCAATATCAGCCGGTACTGAAGGTGATCCCGTTAGCTTGGCGAAAAAGCGGAGTGCGACATTCTGGAACCGCAAGATTATCTTGGTTTCTACGCCAACGGAAAAGAATGCCAGCCGGATTGAAGCGGCTTATGGCGATAGCGATCAGCGCAAGTATTTCGTGAAGTGCAAAGACTGCGATGAACATCAGGAATTGAAGTGGGCGCAAGTTCACTGGCAAGATCGTGACCCGAATACGGCAGAATATGCATGTGAACATTGCGGATCACTATGGAATGACGCTGACCGTTGGCGGGCCATCCGCGCGGGTGAATGGCGCAAAACGGCTGAAGGTGACGGCAAAACAGCCGGTTTTCACCTGTCTGGCCTATATTCACCGTGGACACCGCTTGCTGACATTGCGCGGGACTTTCTACAGGCTAAAAGTGACCCAATGCGACTGCGCACATGGATCAACACAACGCTTGGCGAAACATTCGAAGAACAGGGCGAAGGCATTGACGAATATGATCTGATTGCACGGCGCACTGATTGGGGTGATCAGTTGCCCGATGACGTTCTGTTGATCACTTGCGGCGTTGACGTTCAGGATGACCGCGTTGCCTACGAACTTGTTGGCTGGACGCGAAGCGAAGCAAGCTATTCATTGGAATATCGCGAAATCTACGGTGATCCATCAACTGCGCAGCTTTGGATGGATTTGGATGAAGCGTTAAGCCAAACATTTACGCATCCAGAACGCGGTGAAATGGCGATTAGGTCAACTTGCATCGACAGTGGCGGTCACTTTACGCAAGCAGTGTACAACTATGTCAAAAACCGTACGGGAAAGCGTATTTTTGCGATCAAGGGTGTCGGCGGCGAAGGCAAGCCGATCATAGGAAGGCCATCGAAGAACAACATAGGCAAAATCAACCTATTTCCAGTTGGCACAGATACGGCTAAGGAACTGGTGTATGCGCGATTAAAGGTGACTGATGAAATGGATGGCTACTGCCATTTCCCAAGCGACAGATCAGAAGAATATTTCCGTATGTTGACGGCTGAAAAGAAGGTTGTGCGGTACTTTAAGGGTCGGCAAAGACGGGAATGGGTAAAGATCAGAACACGCAACGAAGCACTTGATTGCCGCGTATATGCAACCGCTGCATTGGCACTTTTAAACATAAATATGGAAGCGATTGCAAAAAAGGCACAAAATAGTGTACAATCAGCACAACCAAAGCACGTTCGGCGGCCTACCATGCCCCGCCGGAATTCGTTCGTTCACGGGTATAGGTAAAATATGGCGAATTTATTTGATGCAGCAAACGCACCCGAAGGCGAACCAACGCAAATCGTAGTGGGTGATTTTATCCAATGGAAAAAGGCGCAAATCGCCCAAGATTATCCAACATCGACACATTCGGCAGAATATGTTGCGCGTATAACTGGCGGCGGGTCTAACGAAATCAAGATAGCCGCTACAGAAACGAATGGTTACTACCTATTCACAGTTGATAGCGTTACATCAGCCGATTTTGCCGTTGGACGCTATCATTGGCAGCTAGAAATCACCGAAACATCATCTGGAAACAGGCTTGTCATCGAACGCGGTGAATTTGAAGCCATTCCAGACTTGGACGTTAACGCATCTGACCCGCGCAACCACGCAGAAATTATGTTAGCCAAGATCGAAACGATTTTAGAAGGGAAAGCCGACAGTGACGTTGGTTCTTATTCGATTGCTGGCCGTTCCCTAACCAAAATGTCGTTTGATGAACTTATGGTGGCGCGGGATAGATACAAACGCGAAGTTTTACAGCATCAGCGCGATCAATTGATTAAACGCGGAAAAGCAAGCGCAAACACGGTAAAAGTTAGGTTTAGCTAATGGGCATTATGGACATATTTCGGCGGTCTAATAAGGCCAAACCGTCAAAGCGCAACTATGCAGCGGCAGCAAAAGGCCGATTATTTGCGGATTTCGTCGGATCAAACCGAAGTGCCGACAGTGAAATACGGTGGGCGTTACGCGATATTCGTAATCGCAGTCGAGATTTGGAGCGAAATAATGAATATTTTCGTCGTTATCTTCAGCTTCTTCGCGTCAATGTCGTAGGTGAAAACGGGTTTAACGTCCAAGTTCGTGGCCGAAACCCTGATAATAGCCTTGATCGGGCTGGAAATAACATCATTGAAGGCGCATGGCGTGAATTCAGCCGCATGGGCGGGCCAACTGTAGATGGTAAGATGTCTATGGTGGATTTGTGCAACCATATCATCACTGGAATGGCCCGTGATGGTGAAGTTTTCCTTCAGGTCGTAAAAGGCAACTATTTGCGCCACGGTATTGCGGTGCAAATCATCGAACCAGACCGCGTTGACGAAGAAAAGAACGAATTAGCCCCAAATGGCAATTCAATTCGCATGGGCGTGGAATTAGACAAGAAAACACGCCGTCCGATAGCTTATCATGTTCTGACATACCACAAAGGCGACTATGATTATATGTTGCCGGCGAATGAACGCAAATATGAAGTCATTCCCGCATCAGAAATGATGCATATCTATAAACCTGATCGTGCTGGACAGACGCGCGGCGTACCTTGGTCAACAGCGGCCATAACTTCGCTGAAGATGTTGCACGGTTATCGTGAAGCTGAATTGATTGCTGCCCGTACAGGCGCGGCGAAAATGGGCTTCTTTACTTCACCAGCGGGTGATGGATTTACGGCAGACGGTTTTGACGATGCCGATAACACAGTTCCCATCTACGATGCGGAAGCGGGTTCATTCCACCAGCTACCCGCCGGAGTTGATTTCAAGGCGTTTGACCCCTCCCACCCGACAAGCGCATTTGCTGACTTTGAAAAGTCCATACTTCGCGGGATAGCTGGTGGTTTGGGCGTTAGAGCGAGAAGTGGAGATTGAATACGTTGGCGATATCCAAGCAACAATTAATGGAGATGAGTTTGCACTCAAGCAAATGCTGCAAAATGTCATCGAAAATGCCAGATATTGTACAATCAACCACTTCCGGAACAGAAACAATAACTTCTTCAAGCTCTATGTTTATGGGAACTAATCTTATAGTGCGCGTATAATTTTCAGATTTTAAAAACTTCAAATCCTTTGTTTGAGTTTTGAAGGCAATGTGAGAAACGACTAATTGGGAATAACCAATTGGTATGGTTATTTTAAAACTACCGTCTGATTCTGTGATTGTTCCAATACTAGTGTGAGCGATGAATATATTTGCTGCTTCAATGGGCTCATC